ACTGTATTCTGCCTGTCTACTTGAGCTATGTACTCGTCAATGGGCATATCCCCAGCCGCTTCCTTCATCCCCTTGAGCCACTTACTCAACTCTAGAGTATGGGATCCAAAAGTATCTGAATAAGCTTTTAGTGCATAGGCTTTATCTATCGAACCTCTTGTCCATCTATCAATTTGCTTTTCATTAGCTATAGCAGCCTTATAAAGCATCTTACTTGCATTGTCGTACGTCTCCCCTTCCTTATTCAACAATGCCTGTCTCTCACCTGTTACACCTAGGAGAGCAGCCTCTACTATTTTGCCACCATCAGTTAAAGCTGCTATTAATTGCGAACTCAAACCTGCTAATGCAGGACCTAATTTAGCATCTAATCTAGTAGCCGCTTCGGATATCTCTGCCCCCACATTCAAGGCAGCAAATACTTTCATTTGGTTCCCTAGCTTACTTAGAGCTTTTACAAGCTGGTTACCTGTAAGTCCATATTTTTGACCTACCGACATAGTAGTTTGTGCTAACCTATCTAATTGCTCGTCATTAAATCCTAATCCAGCCGTATTCTTAACCATACCAGCGATTAATTGTTTGTTCGATCCGGTTGTAATTTTAGACCATAAAGATAATTTAGACAGTGAGGCAGTATTTCCCCGAAGTCCTTGGCTCCACAAACCAAATTCATTACTTAAGGCTTCAGTATACCCAGTGATAGAACCAGCCATACCCCCCACAATATTAGAATTATGAGCCATTGCCGATTCTAAAGTTCTACCTTGGGCTAATGCTTTATCTTGCAGCCCAAAAGCAGCTTTCATGGTATCGCCAACTACGTCCGTAAGCTTCCGTGAAGCTCGGGCCATTATCGGTAACCCCTTAAGATACCTATCAAAAATCCCTTTGCTCTGCTTCGTTTCAGTAACTAATCCTGCCAGACTTGCTTCAATCTCTTTTAGGAGTTTTTGTTCTTCTTTAGCCATGGATTATTCGCCTAAGGTTACCTTATATATCTCTTTCATACTGTTTAGTTTATAAGTTCTAAAACTGTCTATTCCTAATAATTTAATAAGACTCTCTTTAATCTTACCATAATACGAAGCAAGCCGCCTCTTCTTATATAGGTTTTCTAGAATAGCCTCGATAACAGCAGAAGAATCTCCATTTAATTTAAAACAACTAAGAAGTTTACTTTCTAGACCTGGGAATACCCCATCTCCCCGTCTACATTTAACTACTAAAACTATCCTCTGCGCTTTGCTGCCTACTCCACTTCCTAAATAATACCTAAAAATCAAAATATTCCCAGGAGTCATGCGATCTGCGCTGGGAGGAATCATAGTGAGAAGCTTCTGGTGATCTTCCCCCACATCATTTAAAAATTTTTGAGTTTCTTTTGAAATTTGAAACATTTTGTCTCTTATATTATAGATTTAAGGCACGTATGAACACAGACGTAGATTTAATAGATTTTATGGATTTAGTTAATTATACCCTTCATAAAGATTTTGTGGAAAAATGGAGATATAAGTATTCTGAAAAATTTATTAAGCATTTTCAAATAAGGATATTGGAATCCTTAAATAAACAAAAAGTCTTAAAATTAAGTAGTCTCTACAATTACCTCACTAAGAAATGTAGATACTCCTCTGACCAAGTAGAAAACTTTTTTACATCAATAGACATAGATATATACTATCCATTAATAATAAATGACAAAGCTAGATCAAAATGATATCGTGGAATCTGCCTTCCTATGTGTACTCATAGAAGCGTTAGGATCCTTAGGGCTCCTGGTAGGCACCTTGTTTTACCTAGGTCTTAGCCTAGTAGCTCTATTTTGTGGGTTCTTACTTATTGGATCGAGCATCTCGGATCTTCTGAATGCGCTCTTCACATAACCTTCCAGAATTAAATTCAGGGCACAGGTTCTTATAGCCACACCAGTTGCAGAACTGATTCTGCATAGCTTTAAACTCATCCTTCTTCATCTTTCGGATCTTCCACATCTGATCCACCTTCTCCCTCAGGTACTGCCTAATCTGATTTAGAGAATACTTACATGTGACGAAGTGATTGGTGAGGGGGTAGTAGTGAGCCACTACAATTTTATCGAAGGATACACCCAGCTTCTTGTGGATAGCGTATGCATACCCCTGCATCTGTCTGTCTTGATAGAGATCTAACTCAGATAACTCTCTCTTGGAGGTCTTATAGTCGATGACAAGGTAGCCACCGTCCGTGCCTTTAATTACTCGGTCAATGATACCATTGAGCTTAAGATCTTTCTCCTTATCATACACAATCTCGTACACCATCTCTGTTGAGACTGTCTCAGACAGGGAAGCGTTGAAACGAAGAAAATTCTCTAAACAGGTTTTGATCTTCGGGATATAAGATTTTGAAAAGGTGTAGTCTTTTTTGACATCCTCGGCTATAACAGATAGCTGGGCGAGCGTTGTTGCTTGATAGCCGTCTTCAAAGATTTTATGGATATAAGAACCAAAGTGCAAAGGATCAGTATTAGTCCTCTCCTCTTTGAATCGGTCCACATACCGATAACGGTACTTCAACTGGCATTCTTTAAAGGTCTTAGATTTTGATTCGGAAATTGTATTTATGAACATAGTTGCTCCTCAGTTTATTAGAGACTACCTGCTTGAAAAGTTCAAGGATAATTATAAGCTCTCCTCAGGCGAGAGCGAGTTAATAGTCCCTTCAGTATTTATATCTGACGATTGGAAGAGGCATATGAGTATCAATTTAGATACAGGTCTCTGGCAATGCTTTAAGAGTGGCAATAAAGGTAACTTCATCCAAATATATGCTTACCTAGAAGGTATTACCTACAATAAGGCCGAAGCAGATATCATGTTTAGGGAGTTCAATAATACTCTTCCTGTAGTTCCCCCTGCTGCCCCACCTAAGCCATCCACTTCTACAAAAAACTTAGATTTAACCGACGTAACCCTGGAGTCGCACACCTCTTCGGACCCATTAATACAAAAAGCCTGGGTCTTTTTATACGAACGTAAGCTCTTTAACCTTGAAACAGGGGATTCTAAGTACTATATTGCTCGAAATGGAGCCTATAGAGGGCGTTTAATCATTCCTTTTGAGGAAGATGGTCATTTCTTTTACTTTCAAGCACGTAGTTTAGGGGACGAAAGCCCTAAATACCTTAACCCCTCTGATGAGTGGGTAAAACCTTCGCACATTCTGTACCCATACGATGAAAAAGCTAAGAGCTTAGTAATATGTGAAGGACCCCTGGATGCTATCTCCCTCCAAATTCAAGGAGTGAACGCAACGTGTACTATGGGGTGTTCCGTATCAGAACATCAGGTAGAAATTCTTAGAAACTTTGAAGGAAAAATCATTATAGGATATGATAACGACGATGCTGGCAAACGGGGAGTTAGTAAATTTGATTACCTTAGAAAATTAAAAAGGATGGCAGACCTGTATATCTGCCATCCCCCTTCGGAAGTAAAAGATTGGAACGAAGCTCACATGAAGGGCTTCGACCTACAGCGGTTCATCAACCTGCGTACTGAAGAGTACGACTACACATATCTCATGAATCACCTCCTTACGACACTGTGAGATAAAACAGCGGACTTATGATCGTCTCGTTCAGGAGAGTATATTTCACCTGTACACTGTAAGTCCCCGTAACACTACCGAATGTTCCATTTGTGACGGACGATAGAGATTTGAGAACCGTTGTATCCCAATTAAATAAGAGGGTGTTGTCTTTAGTCACATCTACAGCGGAACTCGTATCTGAAAACGCAGATACAGTAAAGGGCCCGTCGAAGTTTGCATCATAATTTACTTTTTTAATTTCCATAGATCCGCTAGTTATAACCGAATCTTTGAAAATATTTTGAATAGATTTAGGTAGGTCACGATTTTGGACAGTAGACTCTGTGCCCACTTTTAAATCTACTTTCTCTCCTAATCGTATATGCTTATTAAAGAGATCGTTGCTTGTGGTAACAAGAAGTGGTTCTGTGAAAGCAAAGAAAGTATCTTCGTATAAATCAAATAAATTTGTGACTACTTGATACTTCGAAGCTGAATCTAGCTTCACTGTCCATAGATCGGAATACTCATTAACCGCTGATAAGCTGGACACAGCCACCTCTGAGGCAGAGTAGGTATCCCACCCAGAGAGAGCTAAGGTCTCGTCTAAGACAACAACATACTCACCCGTGCTAATCCTATAGATCCCACTTGCAGTAGTAGCGGGAGTATAATTACTATCATCAAAATTAGCATGAGAAGTAACAGTTTGCCCCGATGCTCCATAAGTCATCAGAGGCAGAGCACTTACTAAATTGTCAGTTCCTCCTACTACAGTATTTGGACTGAGGGTAGATGATCTCTTAAATAATTGAACTGAGCTAATTTCGTAAGGATCTACGTATGCACCATCATTAATAAAAAAGGTACGAAGGCCAATCCTTTGGCTAATATTGGGCCTATTACCCCTATCTACTACTGTTGTGTTGTTTATTAGCATTGTTTTGCTCTTGTAGTTCTTTTTTATAAAGTTCTAAGAAAACATGTCGTTCACAGCGACTCATTTGCTTAACATCTTCATAAGTAAAACGACATTTCCTTACCAGTATATATACCTCTAAGAGAAGATTTTCTAAATTAAAACTATCTCTTAGCTCTCGGTAAAAAAATCAGTAGTCACCGGCATGTCTATAATTTCATTATGATTGCAAAACGTACACAGAAACCGGACTTGGGTGTCTATTCCATACTTATTAGATGACAAAGCTTGAAGAAGAGCATGAGCATCTTTCAAAGGTAGCTTTTTAATTACCTTAGATATGACTGTAGAGGAAGTATGTCCATCAATCTCCTCCACAAAACGCCACAGGTTACTTACCGCATGTTCAGCATTAGAAAAATACGACTCATCCTTTACTCTGGGGAATCTAACTTTAATCTTTTTATTTAGGACAGGCAGCGTTATTTCCTGAGGATTAGTTAAATCATCCTCCACAAAATTGGTATTTAATTTAGACATTTCGAAAGTAATTCGATTGTCTCTCCTACATCCTGGGCACGGGATTACTGCTGTATACTCGTCCCCGTAAGAAAGCTCCCGCAACTTTACTGTGAGGTATAGTTTATCGAACTGAAGAAGATCCTCAATTTTAATATTCGACACACATCTAGATAAAAGAACATTTAGAATATCTATGTTAACATTCTTATTAGACATCATTGCCTTTTCATCTGAAAAGGTCATCGCTCTAATAGTAATGGGTTTAGATGGATCTTCCAATTGATAAAATTTATTTTTAGAAGGTAGCTCAACACTAACCTCTTCTACAGGGGGCGCATTCTCTAATAATTGTTTAATGATCTGGTCATCAGTTAGCTCGCTTGCTTTTTTTACTGATGCCCCCGCCTCAGATACAGTTTTTTGCTCTTCGCTCATAAAATACTCCTAAGTAATTACAGGTCTCTTTTCTATAATAGTCTGATGAAAATTCAAATAAATATTTTAAATTCTCAAATCCTCACAGATAACCAAGAACTAGTGGATTCCTTATATAGGTTGTATTCTGAAAAATCTCCTGGTTATCAATATTCAACGGCATATAGAAATAGAAACTGGGATGGTAATGTACATTTCATTTCCAGAAATGGTACGTTTAGAACTGGATTGCTTACTAGGATTTTAAAAGATTTAGAAAAGATTAAGTGTACTCCTGACCTTGAATATGTTTATCCCCTTGAGGACTATGATATACAGGAGTGGGATATTCCAAATTTTCAATACTACAGTTATCAAAAAGAATTAATCCAAACTGGGCTAGATAAGAAGAGAGGGGTAATAAACTCCCCCACTGGTTCAGGAAAAACTTTGATTATTGCAGGTCTTGTCAAGGCGTTAGCGGGTCGAAAAATGGTTCTTCTTTTCAATGCTAAACAACTCCTTACCCAAACATATGATTTTCTTACTAAAGATTGCGGGATCCCTAATATTGGCTTATGTTTTGGTGAAGGCTATATATACGGAGATATCATCCTCTGCACTGTCCAAAGCATTGAAAAGATATTGGATACACACTTGGAAGAAGCCGAAGTCTTAATAGTAGATGAATGTCATGAATTTTCTAACGGCAAAACTACGCTTGCAGCCCTCAGAGCCTTCCCTAACGCCTCCTATCGCTTCGGATTTACAGCCACCCCACCATCCAGTCCGATACCTAAACTTAATCTGGAAGGCTCTCTGGGGCCAGTATGGGCTCCTGTCAGCACAGCAGGGTTAGTGGACTCAGGAAAGCTTACCAAACCAATTATTCAATTAATAAATAGACCCTATACAGCTAGTGGAGTAGATGAGAATATGTCATACCCAGAGGTATATTCTTCTTATATCTCCGACAATACATCTAGAAATAATATTATTAAGGACATCGTAGATGAAATCAAAAAAACAAACAGAAGATCTCGCATACTTATACTTACCAAATCACTTGATCACGGAAGAGCCGTGGAAAACTTGTTTGATGAGGGGGAGGTTCAGTTTTTACAAGGTGAAGACTCCCTCGGAGAACGGTATAAAAGTATTGCTACTTTCCTCCGACATCCCAAAACTAGTATCCTTATTGGAACCCAAATTCTACAAACCGGAATTAACATCGAAGAAATTACCCACTTCATCAACGCTAGAGGAATGAAGTCTGAGATAGCTACTCTTCAAGCTTTAGGAAGAGCACTGAGACGGCACCATACTAAAGACAAAGTTTTTATCTATGATTTTTTAGATAAAGAAAAATACTTACGATCCCATTCTTTAGCTAGGAAACGTCATTATGAAAAAGAAGGACATGAGGTAAGAACCATATGAAAAATATTAATGAAATTAAAGAAAGCCGTAGTAAATTAAATAGTTCGGAATTAGCAGATCTCAAGTGGCTTCACACAGAATTAGAAAATCTTTTAGAGACTGATGAAGTTAGTCGTGTAGGACTTGTAAAAGTAGAAGGACTTGTAAGTACTTTTAATAACTTTAGAGTAGGTTACACACAACGAGTTATCAATTTACTAAAACAGGGTAATATACTAGATTAACTTACTTTTTCTGTGTGGAAGATAAGCCGGGAATAGTAATCTCAGGGTTTGACATCTTAAGTCGTAACCCCCAGTTCTCCATATCGCGTCTAGTCCATTGATCTTGCATAGAACTTTCAATCATATCAAGCTTATGGTTGATAGTAGTAAGTTGAGAGCTTATCCACACCACAGCGGCACATATAGTTATTACCATGCCTAAAGGTATTAATGTTTCTTTAGATAATCTAAGGTTTTTATTTTCAGAAGTCATATGATTAGCTCCATCTTATAC